TCTCAGATGTACCACCAGGTTTACTTTATTCCTAAAAACCCATTTAGAGATTTTAAAAACTTCTATAGGTTTTCAGACTTCTATGTGAGCGTAGTGAAGAAGAAAGTCAATGGGATGTATATTAATGACTATTCAAAAGGTAACGTGCGCATTCTTCAGGCAATGAAGCCATTTACGATTAGTTTCTCACAAAAGGATGCTGGATTCGTGGTGGATACCAATGAACACATACTTCAAGTGGAGATGGAGGAACGCACCAGGAAGATGATTAGAGTCTTGAAAAAGGACCTGGTGATACAGGGTAAGGAGGAGGTGATCCTGGCCGACACGGCGATCAAGCTTATGACCAAGGTGCACCAGTTGTGTAGCGGTACGATCAAGTTTGAGAGTGGCAATTCAATGGTTATTGACAACACCAAGGCTGAGTTTATCAAGAAGCACTTTGCGAAGAAAAAGATAGGCATCTTCTACAAGTTCAAGGAGGAGTTGAATGCTTTGAAGGATGTGTTTGGCGATAAGCTATGCACTGAGATTGATGAGTTCAACGAGACCAACAAGAACATTGCATTGCAGATCTTGAGTGGGCGCGAAGGGATTAGTTTAAGGAAGGCTGATGCATTGGTTTACTACAACATTGACTTCAGTGCGACATCGTACTGGCAGTCCAGGGATCGAATGACAACAAAGGACCGACTGAGAAACGAGGTGTACTGGGTGTTCAGTAAAGGAGGCATAGAGCGAGAAATCTACAAGGCAGTTGTTAAGAAAAAGGATTATACTCTGACACACTTCAAAAAGGATTTGGTAAATTTATAAGTGTGGAGTTTTATAAGGTTTACTTTAATATGGATTAGCCAGAACCTGGCTATACCTTTTTGGATCGTTGGTCACATACATCTGTCCATACACAACTTTCACGATATACTTGAATTGATTTCATCTATTGGAATGAATGTGATTGTTGCGATAGGTTTCATAATGGACTATCGAAATGTCAGAGCAACAGATACAAGCCAAGAGGATAAAGGAGCTGGAAGCTGAGGGGTACTATGTTATCAAGCTAATCAAGACCAACAAGAACGGCATACCGGATCTTGTTGCCATTGGTCCAGGATCTAACGTACTGTTCTCTGAAATAAAAACCAAGAAGGGTAGGGTAAGTAAGCTACAAGAGTATCGAATGACAGAATTAAGGAATCATGGAGTCAGAACAGAAGTATATACTGGATAGCTATTTTGTAGAGGATGAGTTTGTGGCTGCGCTAAAACGTTTTAAAACCAGGGTTGCTATGAAGATTGCCAACCATATAGACGAAAATATTTCAGTATTCCCAACTAATGATCTGACATCCACAATTTTAGGGGGTATGGTGTTTGAAGACAATGATAATCCTATTACATTTGCCTTGGAAATAGTAAAAGAAGAAGGATCCCATCCAACCCTAACCGATATCAAAAGCATATCAATGGATGAGTACCTTGATTTATACAACTTAAATTTAATTATAAAGAATGGGGAAAAGAGAAGTACAGAAGGAGACACGTAATGCTGTTTGCGAATCTATATCTAAAGTTTTGGGCGTAGACATTCTGGACAAGAGTCGTAAGAGAGAACTTATAAATGGTCGCATGATTTACTACGCTCTGTTGAGGGATATGAATTACTCCTGGACATCTATCGCGCGGAGCGTGGATAAAAATCACGCTACGATCATTAGCGCCTACAGAACATTTGAAGATCTTGTTTCTCATGACAGAGAGCTTCAGGCTGATTACGATATGGTCAAGGCTAACTATTACGAGAGAAACAATGAACATCCTTTCCAGTACGTGTCGAGAATGCGGTTACTGGATGATGCTATAGATTTGGAAAACCAAAATAAAAAACTTACATTACAAGTAAACGAACTGATGATCGAAAAGCAACGATACGAAAAGTACTTCCCGGTGCTGGATGTATTACGCATACATAGCGGAGTGCTTGATGATGAAGGGATAGCGGAGGTTGGAAGAAAACTAAACCACATGTTAAATGGCTTATACGGTAAACGACATAGATAAAATACTTGAGTTCAAAACCTGGGACGATAGGCAAAAGATTGATGAGTTATTAAGGATAGACTGTGAACTGTACACAAACCTGGGCATCGACTCCACTAAGACAGAGCTTAATGAGGTGAAGAAAAATTCCAGGACAATTTACAGAGCGATCAAGCAAGTGGACTCCGTGATGGGCACTACCTTTTTAAGAGCAATGGATTCATAGATATGCCACCAATTTGTCCAGACGATCACCAAAATATCGAGCACATTAACTATGTGACTGGACGGATCCACGACCTCGGCACCGAACTATACGAGTCACTCATGGACAGGGATCATGGTGACGTAAAGGCCAAAGCAAAAGAGCTGATAGCCATTCTAAACGACCTGGCAGAATGTCTAACGGAGGACATATAGAAGGGTACAAGGCTTGTGGTCACTGTAAGGAGGTCAAGCCATTTGAGGAGTTTTACATACGAAAAGGAAGGGGCTATCCGGAATCTTATTGCAAGCAATGCAATAAAATTGACACAATAAAGAGACAAAGAAAATTTAAAAAACAATGTATAGAATATAAGGGAGGTCAGTGTTTTAAGTGCGGATATAATTCATACGATGGCGCATTAGAGTTTCATCACTTAGACCCAAGCAAAAAGGATGTATCCATATCTCGCATGCGAACAACAAAGTTTTCAGACAAGACAAAAAAAGAATTGGACAAGTGCATCCTTCTATGCTCTAATTGCCATAGAGAGGAACACGCACGACAACGAGGATTAATATAATGCCCCTGTAGTTAAACCGGATATAACGTTAGACTTCTAATCTTAAGTTCCAGGTTCGAGTCCTGGCGGGGGTACAAAATCAAAACATGAATAAGCAAATAGCAAAAGAGTTAAACGAGTTCGCGGAGACAATCGCCAAGCGATTCTCCAGGACAGATCGTGAGGGCAACGTGAATAATGAAAGCTTCAGTGTTCAGGAGGTAATCCCAACCTCAGACCACACTGCTGTAATAAACTTCAAGAAGAGCACCGGTAAGATTGGCGTAGCGTTCTGCTACTATATACCCAATGGTATGTCAAAGGGATGGAAGTACTTCTTCCCTACCGACTCGCATGTAAACGGGTTCCAGGCTTTTTTGTTTTACAAGCTTCAAGCTGAGCGCCAGAACTATAAGCACAACTTCTAATGTGGTTTAACCAACTTGTATTCGGTGTTGTTGTCAGAGTTTATGTTCAGGAGGTTCACCATATCAACAGCATCTCCAAGATCTTTTATGATCAGTAGCTCACCTAAACCATCAAGCATATACACCTGCACTATCTCCGTACCAACCTGCACCTCTTTTAATATCCTATACATTAAAGCTCAGTTAACATAGTAAGTAGGTTCTCCTGAGGAAACATATCGCTTTTACCCTTATTGGTGTTTGAGTGCGACCATAGACCTTTTATTTTTCCGTAGTATGCATCCTCGTTCCACTCAAACGCATCAGCGCCCTTCTGCTTGATAAGCTCAGGAAGCCCTTTACGAACATCAATATTATCGCGATCAGCAATAAACAGTATTAACCTACGTAGTGCTTCTATCTGAGCATCCGAGTACTTATGCCAAAATTTATAGCCCTTGAACTTTTTGTCGAGCTCTACGATCTGATCCTCATGTACGGTGCTGCCGGCATATGTTCTGCCATCTTTTAGATATCCGAAGTTACACACCTCTATACCTACACTGTTGGTATGCATTGTATGCTCGCCATTTTTCCCCAGGTGCCAGGCGTATGCGCCATCAGGTAGACACCTTACGATATCCCCATCATATTGAAAGTCATCGTTATATATGGACGGCCCTCCAATAACAAACTCAGTTGCTATTCGACCCCTGTTATCACCACTCCAATGATCAACAGTTCGGTAAGGATTGTGCCACCCGGCAGTGTGATGAATAAAGAGCCACTCCTTCTGCGTTGGCCCTGGAAGGTATTCTCCTTTGGCTAACATGTGGTTGTTTATGTCAATGCCGTGGGTGCTGCCCAGAGATTCCTGAACATCCGTTGTTAGACCAAACATAACTGCCCAAGTCTTCGGGCCTACTATACCATCGGTAATCAGTGCATTCCTGTACTGAAACTTTATAACAGCTCTCTCTGTCTTGTCTCCAAAGATACCATCTACAGTAATGTCAAGGTGCTTTTGAATATGTCGTACCTTTTCTCCGGTGCTACCCTTCCTGATTAACTTCATAACTAAATCCGTTTCTTTTTAATATTAATGTATCGCTTACAATCTCTTCAGGGTTCATAGGCACACCCAGGAATCGCACCTCAAAGTGAAGGTGCGGGCCTGTCGATCGCCCTGTTGATCCTATTATTCCTAACCCATCTCCAGCACTAACCGTATCACCTTCTTCCACCAGGAGATCCCAATGGTGGGCATAGTATGTTTCTAATCCGTTGAAGTGCCTCACGATAATTAGATTGCCATACCCACCATTATACCCAAAGTCGGCATACCTTACTACACCATCCCATACGGACAATGAGGTGTCTTTGTTACATCCAGCATAGTCAATGCCGTAATGCATACGGCCCCATCTCCATCCATATCCACTACTTTTATGCCCTTCAGTTGGCATAACAAAAGAATCGGTAAATACCGTAATCGAATCCACTATACTGTCGTGGTAGTAGTGCAAATGATCAGAGCCACCCACATACATCGTGTCTAAATTAAGAGGCTCCTCAACCACTACGGTATCTGGAGCCTCATAAACACAAAAATAATCCGGTTCAAAATTAACAGTTTCTTTGCAAGTAATTGCTATGTTGGCACAGGCAATTATTATTATAAGTGTAAGTATTTTTTTCATTGTTCTCTATAGATTATATAAACCGGCAGTGTCATACCCGATTTATACACTAATATAACAGTATCTGTTGATGAATACAAATGGTACACAATGCACTCCCCTTCAATACTTGCTACGGATCTATATCCATCATCATTAGACACACTGTCTATATCTGACATTGGAATGTCAAAGTATGGGTGCTGAGCTGTGCAAGACATCGCAGTAAGGCATATAGAAAAAAATAAAGCTCTCATTTATCTACCTGATGACCTTCTACCTGATGACCTTCTGCCTGACGATCTTCTACTTGATGGTCTATCACCTGATGACCCTCCACGTGACGATCCGCTTACCGGGGTGGTTCTACGTTCTGAACCTCTCTCTTCCTCCTTAGAACCTTCAATCCGGTAGTCAGAGTAATTAAGCATTCGAAGCACGAGCTCACCAGCATCTTTAGCCTCTGCCGCTTTGTACAGGTTATCATACAGTTGCTTGAGATTCCTAATTGGAATTATAGGCAAGCCCCCTGCTTGCGATAGGCCCCCGCCAACGAGCTCTCCTATTTGCCAAAAAAGTTTATTTCTCCACTTTTCTTTCTTTTCAGAACCATCTTTACTCTGAGACCACCATTTGTATGTCTCTGATATATCATTAAACTGCTGAGCCATAGGTAAAAAAGAAATGCCACCCGCATATGGTTTATCTTGAATATTGTCAGCTATACCAGTAAGTATATCCCCTATCAAAAACAATCCATTGAACGGTCCCAAGATTACCGAGCGCAACATATCTTTCTTGTCCTCATCATCAAAATCCTTAGCTATCCCAGGGAACCCAAGAGCAACCCATTGGAAAAATGCTGGGAGTACCGCTTGAAAAGTTATAAATGTTCGAAACCCTTTCTGGAATTCTTTGTCGGTAAACATTGAGTCTAAGGTCTTTGCCGGCCCCTTTACGATAGCAGGAAGCTTGGTTTTTTCAAACTTCTCACTATCTCTTACGGCTCTTCGCATTTGCCTTACACCCTCAAACTCTCTTCTCAAATATTGCTTTGATGTAGTCAAGAACATATTGATACCCCTTGCAATAGCACCACCGGTTTGGAAGTAATCCTTATCCTGAATGTCGCTTGACTGCTGAGTTGTTTTAGTGTCCTTCTCAAATTTACGTATAGCGTAATCAATAACTTCTTGCTCAGTAGCATTAGGGTTTTTAGACTTGAAGTCCGCCTTGTAATACCTATAGTTAGGCACACCACCTATAAATATTGCACCTATATCACCCACCCTGCTAAAAAAGAACATTACGTTTTGCCATCTATCTTTTGAAAGTGTAGGCATTACATCCAGTGCTCTTTCATTACTATAGTTGGCAACTAATCTTTTAAAGTCAGAACTAACCCTATCTCTAACGTATACAGAGTTATCCATAACTTCCTTCCATGTACTCTTAAATTCGCCGGTAGACATAGCACTGTACTTAGTGTATGTTACATAACCAATTTCATTGCCATAGGTAAGGAAAGAGGTTAACTGCTTGAGCATAATGCTTGGCTTATACCCTCCCAGACGCGTAGTAACAAACAAGTCGTTTGCAAATTTCACAAATTTCTCGCCCTTCGCAGGATTGATTCCTCGTGCCGCTATTCGTTCAAGCTGAATTTTTATAAGTTCATTTAAGTTCTTTCCATCCAAGTTGCTTATAGCATCTCTAATTGCAGGGCTGGAGAATATTTTATCCATATCCCTGAGCGTTGGTGCATGAGCAGCCATCCAGTTCATCTCCTCCAGGTACGTCATTAGGTTGCTGTACATATCCTGTGGTTCGATAGGCTTGTTGTTCTGCCTCCTAATCTTACTTGATGCCGCACCTACCACTTTGTTCTCTACCGCATCTTTACCCAAGAGGTTTAGTGTCTTTGGCTCCCCGCCACCAACCCTGTATATTCTACCAGCGTAGTTTTGGTTCCAAGGCATATTGGTTCGGTAGACCTGCTCATATGAAGGATTATAAAATTCATACTTAGTGGGAAGAAATTCATTTACCATCCACTCACCAAACTCTATGTGCCGCTTATCTATCGTAGCAACAAGCTCATTCATTATCCTTTCATGATCGGGACCGAAGTTTTCATTTTCTGGGTTTTCAAATGATGGTATGTTTGCCTTATCCTGGTATTGAAAATACAGGTCAGCAATTTCATTTGGGCTTAACTCAATGTTATTTACAGCCTCAATAGCCTCATACCTTTCTTTGTTTTCTTTAGTAGGGTTTTTATCATACGCTGCCTTTGCGTCTGCCACTTTTTGCTTATTTATATACACACCCGTAAAACGCCGAGGTACGCCAGCAGCAACAGCCTTTTCCCATTTCTTACCAAAAATTTCCTGTAGCTTACTGCTAATTTGATCTTTATCATTCAGCTTAGCTTCCTTAAAGGTTCGAGTCGCTTCATTTATTGCGTCTAAAACAATAGCCTCTGTCTTACCTTGTATAGCCGCACCAGGTGCTTCCATTATAACCTTCATCAGCTGATTTAGATCATAGTTGGCTCTTATATAAGTCTTGAGGGCGTCATTGAGAATTCGAATCGATCTTTTAGAAGCATTTTCAATTTTACTTTTTTGGCGCCTATCTATCTTATCCTGATCCTTCTTAAGCTTACTCATCATCTTTGGATTATTAGGATCTATATCCAAGCCTGTGATGTCTTTGTACACATCAGATATCAACTGCTTATATCTCTCATGATCAGCTTGAAGACGAGCTTTGAATGCCTGCTTACCCTCACCAAGTATGCCCGACAATATATCCTCCGCTCGCTGTAGCGACTCAACCTTATTGACGTCAGTGTTGTCCATTAACTTAGAGTGGTTTATGGCCATTGCCGCAGCAAGGTCAAGCATGCGCTCATCATCCTGAATAGTACGATCAACCTTACCCTCAAGAGCACTATACTCATTATTAAGGGTTTCATTCTCTTTTACAACATCTTCAGCAGGTACATTTTCACCAACTATATTTTTCTTTATATCTTCAAACCTTTGACGGGTTGCACTGTCGATCTTTCTCCCCTTCTTACGTCCTGACTGTACCGTTTCGTACTTGCCATTAAGAATGGAGTCAATAGTCTTTTCTAAAAAGTTAACTTGCTTTTCGGTAACAAACTCAACTACCTCATTGGTTAGTTTCTGCATGTTGCTTTCCTCGGTGCTTCTCAGAGATGTTATTTTACCCATCATCCGTACAACATCTGACTTGCTGTACAGGTCTGCAGGTAACGCCTGGCGTATGAAATTTCTAAGCTCTCTTTGAGTGGCCTTTAAATCACGCGCTCCCTTTTTACGCTGTCTAACTTTTTCATTTAACGCCTTAAGTCTCTTCGACATGTCAGCTGTCTTCTTCAAGCCAAGAGCCTTCTGAACATCAGACTGCATTTGCATCTGTATGGTTGACGGGCCCTTCGTCTTCTTGTCAGCTTGTGCAATATACTCAGGTTGCTTTTTTAAAAACTCTAAGGTCATAGGCAGCCTGTCCATAACCTTTACTTTCTTGTCCTTCGCGATCTTATCGGCGTAGTTAGCAACCTTCTCAAATAGAACTATACCATCTCTTAGACCAATATTACCAAAGCTAACAGGCACTGTGTACATATTATCAGTAGATACATCAAGCAGCTTGTCAGCCTGCTTAGCTGTCAACCCCCTATTGGACATCAAGAATTCTTTTGTTGCCTGTCTATTAATGTTGCTTTCTCTGGCAATGTTTACTATCTCTGCTATGTTGGCGTCCTTGCCACCGAACAACTGGAACTTCCTTCCTGCTCCTCTACCCGTAGGTGGTCGGTACATCCTATCGTTAGCATCACGAATGGTAAAGCCGGTTGAGTGTCTCCTAAGTTCATAACCGAGCTTACGTAGCTTAGGTCTAAGTATACCATCGTTTATTTGAAAAGACAAAAAGCCACTCTCCTCTATACCATAATCTTTAGCCAACTCTGCCATTTGCTGTTTTGGCGATTTAGGTGCCTTATCAAGCCTTTTCTCCGCCTCCTCCCGTCTAAGCCTTTCCGCTGTCTCCTGGCGTTTAACATCCCTGATAAACTTGTCAGCCAATACAGCCATTTCAAATGCTGACTTATCAAACCTTTGATCGTAATCAAGAAGGCCGTTATCTCTAAGGAACTTAAGATTTTTTTGCGTGAACTTCCCTTTAGTGTCAGCTCGTGCATCTATATAGTCAAATATATCCTCCTCTGTAATCACTATTCCAGTGCCGTCATCATTTTCAAGACGATCAGTCAGCTCCTTGGCTTTAGCATCCACCTCGGGCTTGCCTTTGTGGAATAACCCTCTGTAATTACGTCCCGGAGCATCTGGCTCACCCCTATTAGCTATATACTCCTCTCTTGTAACCTGCACACCTTCCCTATAAAGAATCTGTTCTATAGGGCTTAGCATTTTTTCTTGGACCTTCCTTTCATATTCAGCTACCTCCTCCATTGCCATAGCATCAATCTCCTGTACCGTGAGATTATCAGGTTCTGCCTGGAAGTCTGGTTGTCCATCCTTGTAAGGGATAAGCAACATAATGTCCTCTTCAAATATCTGCTGACCGGTGGCAACCTTACCCGCTAAGGTCTCAAGAAGATTTACAGTATTCAACTGCCCTTTCCTTGTTCGAGCCTTTGGCACAAAGGTTTTACTTAGACCAAGTAGATCGGCCAGTCTTTCAAGAAACCTCTGTACAAGACTTTTTGCTGGCTTGTCCAAAGAGTTGTATCGCTCAGCAAGTATACCCATGAACTCCGCAACCATTTCCTCTGCTTGGGCAGATTCTACTTGACCTGAGTACTGATCAACAAACTTATCAAGCTCAGCTAATATCTCTTTGTCCTTGATCTTACCCTTGAGGCTTTCCGCCATCTTTTTAGTAAGGTTTATCACATCCACGCTGTTCTCCTTGCTCAGGTTTGTGAGCAAAGCATGGAACACCTCGTGCGCTATGGTACGATCATTGGCGTGCGGCATGTTAACGTGAATAGTATCACCTATAAGAACACCACGACTTCCTGCACCACCTTGTGATCCTTTAGAGTTTGCTTTGGTGGCTTTGTTGTATTCAGCCTCTGTCCTGTGAAGTATGATCTTGGCATCAGGAAGAACCTTCTTGATGGCCGTGCGAGCTCTGTCAGCAAGCTTGCCAATCCTTTCCTCCTGCTTTTGCTGAGCCTCTACACTTTCGTAGAAAGGATCAACACCCTTAGCAACAGGCTCAACCTTTGGCGCTGGAGCAGGCTTAGCTTTTGGCGCTGGAGCAGGCTTAGCTTTTGGCGCTGGACCAGGCTTAGCCTTTGGTGCTGGCGAAACGGGCTCAAGCATAATGTCTCCCATATAGATACCTGCCATTTTTCCGAACGCCCCACCCTCAGGCCTTAATACACCAGAATCATCGAAATAAACCTTTGATCCCTCTTCTACATAAAGAGATACCCCTTCCTTAGGAGCTGGTTTAATTTTTCTAAACAACTTACCATAGTTCCTGCCACGGTCAATTAATCTAAATAACTTATAATCATTTAGATCTACATCTTTCGCTTTGCGATGTACTTGAAGGGGCCTGAAAAGATCTGACAAATCTTCTACATAAAGTTTAGGATCAATACCTAATCTTTTAAACTCCCTTTTATAAAAGTCTTCATTTAATTTACCTATAGTCCCGCCGTTTTCTATACTCTGAATGTAATACTCTTTAATCTCTGCATCAGTGTCTATGCCGGCGTCTCGCTTCACTATGGAGTTAAACCACGGGAAAACGGCAGGTATTTTCTCTACTCTATTTTTTATTTCTTCTTTTAATGGCCTGCTCTCAGTAGCAGTAGGCTTAGGCTTGGTCGGAGCTTCGGACTCTTGCAGCATTTTCTTTACCTGTTCTTTGGCATACTGCTTTGCTTTGTCATCCCTTGCTTGTTTTCTTTTATCGGTAAGATCGTCATTAAAGGGATCAACCTGGAAAGGATTTCTATCCTTATATTCTTGTTCAAACCTTTTGAAATCAGCTTCAGTATTTTCGTCAGTCATTCCTACCTCAATCAAAGTCTCAGACGATGGTGCTGTTCTTTCCAGTGGCATGAGGTTTATTTGATTGCCACCTTTCCTTTTTATTCTTTTGTTTGCATCATTGACAAGATCGATGAACTTTTGCATACCATCATCTAAATCAATCATAGTTGACGAGAACTCACCCAATTCTTCTTCAATCATGCTTGACGTAAAATCTTCGTTTATATGCTTCTTGAAAAGAGAAGTAAAAGACTTATCGCCTAAAACATCAATTATATTATCCCAAACAGTCTCAATATAATTTGGAGTGTATGCCAATCCATTGATGCCAGCATCATCTTCCGTTATAAACTCACGCTGCTCTTCGGTTAACTCAGCAGCAGGTGCTGCCTCAGTGGGGGTCTCGGTAACAGCAGGAGCAGCCGCCTCAGCAACAGGTGCTGCTTCAGTGGTGGCTTTCTCTGCTTGAAAAACTGATTCAAAGTCATAAGTAGTAGGAGCTTCAGTAGAAGGAGCTTCAGTAGATACAACTCTAAAATCTCTACCCTTGTTAAAATAAGTAGAAGAAATATGATCATCAACCATATCTCGATACCCCATATCAGTCCTTCTTGCAAACGATAAGCCCGGAGGAATTGCAGACCTATTCCCAGTTCGTTTACCATCCGCGCCAATACCGAAAACTGCAACACCACCATCATCTGTATATATTACTTCAATCCTCTTTTTACTACCGGATGGACGTATTCCTTCGTAAATCTCAACAGTCCCAGGTGCAGGCATCTGCTCACTGACAGTAGGTACAGTGACAGGAGCTTCAGTAGAAGGAGCTTCAGTAGATATAACTCTAAAATCTCTACCACCAGAAAAAAACTCAGAAATATGATCATCAACCATATCTCGATACCCCATCTCAGCCCTTCGTTTCTTCGATTCGGCCGGCGAGATTCCCCTCTTAGTCCAAGAAGGTATTTTGCCATCCGGTTTAATACGGTAAGATAAGACACCACCATCATCTGTATATACCACTCCAACCCTTTCTGTTTTTTTAGAGTATGGGTCTATTCCTTCGTAAATCTCAACAGTTCCAGGTGTAGGCATCTCCTCAGTAACGGTAGTCTCCTCGGTAACAGCAGGCGCAGCTTCAGTGGTGGTCTCTTCAGTTATTATTGGAGCTCCTTCTCCATACCATTCGGTCTCGGGGTCCTTCACCTCAGCCTGTGCATCAGCCTTTGTTTTTAAGGCAAGAAGCTTTCCTGTTTTTTTATTCGCAACCCACCATCTGCCATTTCCATTTTCAAATATTTCTAACTCTGCCTTTCCTCCTCGATTATCTATAATCTCAAAGTCCTGCTTTCTTTCCTTAATTGTTTCAGGCAACGTATATGTTTCCACCTCAGCTTCCTCAGCAACGGGTGCCGCCTCAGTGGTAGGTGCAGGAGCTTGCAGCTCCTCTCCAACCATAGCTGCCAGGTCAGCAGCTTCTTCTCTTACCGTAAGCGGCGTCTCCTCAACTTGGACTTCGGCCTCACCCTCTGTGGTAACCGCCCCGGTGGCGTCTCTCTCTCCCACCGCTTCGCTATCTCTGGTAGGTTCTTGTACATCCACCGTCTCTGTGCTTGACTCTTGAATGGCATCTTGTGGTTTTACTATGTTAAAATCTTGCTCTATGTCTATGATGTTTGACACTATATCAGTATCTGTAGACTCAGCAGGGAAGTCACCAATCAAAGCCGTAGAACCATCATCGTTTACAATATCTAAACGAATACGACCGTTCTCCTGAGTAGTCAGCTTGACTTGCTTAGTGTTCCCGTTCCTATCTTTTCCTTCGTATATACGTACCGCCTCAGTTTCTGTGGTTACCTCGGTTGGCTCGTCAAGTATACTGTTTATCTGATCGTTTATTTCTTGTAGTCGGCGCTTACCTGCCTCAGTGCTATTACCTTCCAACTGTTGCTTCTCCGACTCTAATTTGCTTAGCTCAGATACTTTTTTTGGATCAGTAACACCGGCTGCTACTAATTCTTCTTGTGCGGCCTTAATATTTTTTATTTTGTTCTTTCTGTCCGTAGCTAATGCAAGTAACCCCTCATCGTTTATAATCTGAATCGGAACCGCTGCGAACTGCTCGTCTGTCGATGTTTCTAAAAAGTTTATTACATCAGCCCTGGAGGCAACCCCTCCATTCATTTTGTACTCAGGTTGTGAGCCTTCATATATACCATAACTTATAGCTAAAGGGGCATCAACACTTTTACCCACCAGACCTTCAAACGCAGCCTCTGCAATGTCTTGCTCTTGCCCAGCTGCCACTCTACCGAGAACCTCACTTGAAACTCCCCCTGCAACTTCAACAGTTCCACCCGCAGTACTTGCTAATGCTTTACCACCTGTTCGACCCAAAGTTTTTGTGGTGCCTTTTAGTACTCTTTTAGTTACACCTACAGTACCAAACCCTGTCGCAGCGTCTATCAGCCCTATAGTAAGGCCTCTGCGTAAAGCTTCATTCCAAATTCTATTATAAGCCTCGTCATCCTCCAAAACCGCTCTTACATTTTGATTAGTTAAAGGAATACCTTCACCTATTTCTTCCTGTAGTAGTTCTCCAAATGTTAATGCGCCATCTAATGAACCACTTGCAAGACCCATTGTGACTGAAAGACCCGCCCTGGGGTTCACCGCAGCAATGGGAGCACCAAGTATTGCTGCAAGTATTGTCGATTGAGAGTTTGCCATTGCCGCCGTAGAAGATATAAAGAGTTGAGGAAGAACTGTAGGATTAGCTTTTACACCATTAAACCAAGAAGCCAATGTTTTACCGCCATCCTCATATATTTGCATAAAAGATTCCATCTCATCCGATGGAGGGGTAGAAGCCATTCTATTGTATGCCGTTACAAAACGATCTATTTCTTCATCAGTTGCATCTCTACCATTACGCATCAATCCAAGAGATGGTGACACCGCAGCCCCCTGATCGAACCCCGCGTATACGGATCTTGCTGCATCACCCCACAATTCAAACAACTCATCACCCACATAAAGAATACCCGCACTAAAAGGATCGCGACCTCGTTCGTTCACGTCCATCCCGGTATAATACTTTATACCCTCCCATAGGTTTTCACCCATTGTTTTCTGGGAGGCTTTGCTTACCGTTGGAAAGGCCGGTTGTGTTATATCTTGAGCTACATCAAAACCCCTGGCCTCCAAAGGCTGAGTTACCGGTAGCCCCGCCATGGGGCCTTGAGTTTCAATAAACTCTTCTTGCTGTGGTGCGCCAGCTAATCGCCTAAGATTCTCTATGTATTCTTCACGTGCTAACCTATCTTCTAAAGGCTCCGGCTCAGGAGCAACCACCGTCTCTCCTTCCTCAGTTGTATACTCTAAGCCACCCTCTACCTTTTTAGGAGCCTCACCTGTTCGTTCATAGACCAGCCTTTCTTCTTCAGCTAATTGATTTTCAAGGACAGGGTCACCTACCTTTCCAACTATAGCACCAGAAAAATCTAAGTAAACCGCTTCTCCTTGAGCGTTGTAAGCTACAATTAATGGCTTGCCGTTAAGAGTTCGTTGCGTTCCAGCCTCAGGAGTTTCTTCCTGTAAATCCGATGAAGAAGGTTGCTCTTCCGAAGTGGAAGGAGATGCCGCAGCGGTAGCCCTGTCCTGCATTGTTTCGAGGAATCCTTTTTTTTTTGGCTCCTCCACAACAGTCTCAGTTACAGTTTCAGTAACTGTTGTCTGACCTCCACCAAAACCAACTAACGTGTTAAACTCATCCCTACTTTTTTTGTAGCCATCGCCCTGAGCCAAGCTATACATAGTGCTAACGGCGTCAGAATTTTGACTCATCAAAGTTTTAAACTCATTAAAGCTCTTTTTATAGCCATCGCCTTGGGCCAATCCGTAAAGTACTCTTAACGCTTCTTCGTTCATAATTATAAATTAAAAATCAGCCATTCCACCCCCTGCTGATAGCGACTCATTAACCCGCTTGGTTTCCTTTTCAATCAATTTGTTAATTTCTTTACCTATCTCTTTGCCATCCATAACTCCGGACACTTGTGTTGTTTGGTCTCCTATTTTTATATCATAAACATAAGAGGACGGAGATGTAACAGTAATATTTTCAAGGCCTACATTGTTCAAAAACTGCTCATTTACAACAGCTCTTGCATATCTTTGCAAGTTGTCAGCATTTAATGGAACATCACTTGCACCGATTGGCACTACCTTTAAACCCCCCAAAAACTCTAAAGGATTGGTTTCGTCCGTATACTGAACCGCGCCATCCTTATCTATATAAGAAAAACTAAGCGTAACATTAGACTCGAAATCTGGCGCAGGAATAAACTGTGCGGTTGGAAGAGCTCCAGATGCACCCTCACCTATCTGAGTACCAAACGCTCCGCCCTGTAGGCGGTACAAGTCAAAAGCATCCTCGACATTTGAATCTGTGTAGTTAAGCTTTTCATAAATCTGATACTCTATCTCCTCTGGAGTTTTGTCTGACCCATCTACTTTTCGTGAGTCAATAACCTGCTCGGTTTGATCCTCGTATCTAATTACATATTGCTGTCTGCCATCCCTCATTTCCCTTTTCGCACTGGTGACTTCGTTCTCTGGGTTAGAAGCGTTATAAGAATCTTTTGCAGCATCAAAGGCAGCGTTTGACTCGTCCTGATTTCCAGACACTATACTGTTAAGCTGCTTGACATACCCGATAGCATTTCTTTCATCCTGAGTAAGGCCACCACCTGTGGTAACATTAACACTACTACTCCTTGCAAGACCTTTGGTAAATTTCTCTTCGTAATCAATCCCTGAAAGTAAAATCTCTTTACCAGTTTGCTTGATCTGCTCTTCTTGCTCCTCATTAAAAACCATAACACTCATGCCGCTACGGTTTGGATTTCTTTGCACTAACACCTTACTCTTGTCTCTTGCTGCTACGTCAGGATCCTCGGTGAAGTTCTCTTCACCATATCCATAATATGTTTGAAGTATGGATATCTTAGCCTCCGGAGATTGCGTTAGCTCGGTGACAAGATTATTTAAGAACACATCATTTGTTATTGTTTCTCCTGTAATAGGATCTGTATATTCTTTTTGTGTCCAGTCTTCAATGCTTAGTGCCGATTGACCAGATCCTATCTGCACCTCTATCATCGTGCCCAGTTGCTCGATTAATGGAGCTGCATTGTTAGGTACATTTACATAATCACTTCGCTGATCCATCTTAACCCGCATAGTATTAACCGACTGAGTAGCATCTCTATCTTCCAGACTCGGAGGCAACAGCTTGCCGTTCTGATCATACCTGTTCTGCACCATAACGACATTGCCATTAGGATCAAACATTGGTCTGAAGTTTCCAGCGTTTGTATATCCCAACAAACTATTGCCTAAATATTGCTCAAATATATTGTTTGTGTTGGCCTCGGTTCGATCTGTAATATCAGTATAATAAGTCTCTATATTGGTATATACATCTTTTACGGCAGACATACCATCCAGCACATTCTGAACATCAGCCTTATATTGTCTCTGAGTATATCCGTTTTTACCAATCTGATTGTAATATCCGTATAATAAATCAGAGCCCTGGTAGCCCATCTCCATCACGTTCTGATTGTAGTTTACATTGTCAAGCTCAGTTGCCGCGCTAAGAGCATCAAGACTTTCGTTAGTATACTGATTGGTTTCGTCTCTCCTGCGTTGGCGATCACCCTGGATCTGACCAATAGTTTCTGTGATCTTATCAGTCGCATTAGTCCAATTCAGCTGCGGCTGAGATAGGTCAGTTGCTGTTCGGTATTCGTAATTTAGCGGATTGTCTTTTTGCGACCTTGCTGTTAAATCTCTTGGCATCTTAATTATTTATTAAAGAAATCTACCACTCTTCCTCTTCGATCATATATCCTGCCAGGGCCGGTAATTGCTTGATTGTACATAGGGGGAGGCTGAAGTGCAGTAACACCAGGGAACATAGTTAGACCTGCCGTACCCAAAGTAGGCACTGTGGCAACTCCTCCGGAACTCATTAGTCCGCTACCCTGAAAATCACTTTGAACAGTAAATGGCATAGATAGGTTTTGATTAGCAGGTGTAGTTTCAACGGGTGTGCCCAAAGAGGTCATAGCCTTATTAGGATCTCCTACGATATCAACAGGCGGTTCTTGGTCTGCACCCAGTGTTTGCTTCATTTTTTCAGGAAAGAATCCAGATGCAGCCACCATTGACTCGCCCAAGCCTGCAATACCTTGCTGCAATCCTTGTTGCCGCATTTGCAATGCCTCTCTTCTCTTTTGATCCTCCATGCGTGCCTCAGCTATATTTAGAGCTATGTTCTGCTGTTTGATGTTTTCCTTAGCATCAGCTTTTAGCTTATCTAAGTTAAACATCTCGTCAGCCATTGCTATACGCATTTTTTCTGCTTCTGCTTCTTGCTGGGCACCGATTCTGCCAACACCTCCTGCAAGTGCTCTTGAATCAGCTTCTTGTAATGCTGACAATGATTGTATATCTGATTGCAACTGAGCCTCAAAACCTCTTTCGTAAGCGTCAAATGGAACCGACAGCTCCTCGTATACATTTACATTTGCTCTTCTTCGGGTATCTGCAAATAACTTTGCAGCATTTTGCTCTGCTTGCCGAGCTGCTTTTGCCGAATCAGCTGATGTTTTAAAGCCTCGTGCAGCTTTAGCAATCCCTAAACCTAAACCCAAAATAGCTGTTACCATAAGAAATATATTGAGTAAAGATAGTAAAAAACTACGGATAACTTTTCATTACACTGCTTCCCACAGCAAATAGCTCTATTGGTTTAGTGTTAGTATTCTCCAAGGTAAACTGCATAAAGTAACCTCGGGCGCCGTGTGACTCAGCCACAGGATCTTTCAGGAAGAATATAAAGTCACCCGCAGCCGGTATAGTGCCCGCCGTAAGTAGTACAGGCTCAGGTACCTGAGTATCGACTGTAATAGTGTTAGTAGCCTGATCCACCGCAGTAACCTCACCAGTGTACACCGAAGAAGCAGTGGCATATATATAATCACCCACGCTAATGATACTGCCTACAGAGTTTGCGAAGGTTATTGTGGTGGCCGCAGCAACACCCCCAACAGCGGTGCAAGCAGCAATCCCATTTACACTACGAGACTTGAAGTTCTTCGTGCCCTCATTCTCTCTTAAAAAGGTAAACCACTCTCCTTCTTTCTGCACAAAGTAGGTGGACAGCATTGATCCGGTGCCCAGGTCAGTAAACAGGCTTGTACATCCCCATCTATCATCACTTTCGTAAGACATTGTTTTGAATAGCTTGATCGTCTTAGGCTCAATGTTTATTACACCGGTAATGGTTGAATTAAATTGAACACCATAATAGTTGTTTCGCGTTTCATTTGTGTTGTGCCGGTATAGCTTGCCCTGGTTCCAGCTGTAGAAAAACCCATTCATCCCTATCATAAAGTCAGGAAGGAAAGAATAGAACGAAGGCCATCCTTCGACCCCCTCATCATATGATACTGTTATTGCGTCTGCCATAATTTATTTTTAACAAGTTCCTACACAAGCGGTTACTGCCGTTACAATCCCATCAGCGCTTACCGTTACACATTTACTACCACCAGCAAAAACCGGGAATGTCCCCGCCGGATGCTGAGTAACTCCGTTTATATCTAAAAAAGCCCAATCATTTACGGATATGCTTGTCGACACACCCGTAGCATTGCCTACATGAGCGGTGTACATCTTGTTTGGGTATACACCACAAGCCCCGCCAGCAGGTCCTGCCAAAAATTCATTAAGCTGAATAGGGCAGTTAACCGTGATACCGGGATTGCCGCTACAAGGAGACTCAATAACAAATGTTGCTGTGCTCGGTGTTGCATTGGGTTTTGGTATAACCATTACACAAAAACCAGGGTCAGCGGCGGTAAGGCTTGTGCCTCCTGCGGCGTTATTGGTATACGGTCCTAATGTTGCGGAGACTGGTTCAGACTCAAAAGTACTGGTAGAGGTCTGCCAGTTGTACTCGGTTACGCTGTAGGTAGCAGCATTACTACCCGTAGCGTTATCAATTGTATTCCCACATATTTTTAAATCTGCCCCTGCAGCTATAGTGCCAACAAGACCCTGCAAATAACCCTCAGTAGACGATGAATATTCAGATGCCGATACACCGCCATAGGTCCAGGTGCATTTAGACGGAACGGCGCCAGGGTCGAAGCGAACCAAAACAGCCCCGGTAGTAGTTCCAATATCATAAGTAAAGTTGTACTTACCCTGACCAAAAACAATCCCTGGTATCATATTACCACAGCTTACTGTGCAAGTATCACAAATTGTTTGCTGAAGTAGCACTCCACCAACCTTCTGTCTGTAGTATCCTGCCGTGCCGTAGAACCCGTCAGGCGCAGGATTAGTTAGTGCAGCATCAAGCCACACGTTAGTAGCAGCAGCGAAGGTTAATCCATCATAATAAAAAGACGTTGGTAATGGCATAATTTAATTGTTTAACAAGTTCCTGAATTTATTACTATTCCAAGTGCCCCTATCTCAACCCAGTTTTTAGGGTTGGCCGTAGCAGGAGCTGTAGGATCTACTACATAAAAACCTGCGGTTGGATAGACATCCACACTACAGTTGGTGTTTGCATACACAGTATCACCTAACACCGGTATCGAGCTGTTGCTCGAGAAGGCATACTGCTGAGAGCCAAAGCTATCTGTATTCATTGCGCAAGCTTGGTTTTGAGTAAACTGCACAGGGCTGAAAAACGCCGTGTTACATTCATCAGTGCAATCACAGCAAACCTCATCGGCGCTGACAGAACTGTAGCAAAGCTTGTTGTATACAATATCACGTAGATCCCAAACCAAATATAAGTACTGATTACCTATAGGGATATTGAACGCAGTAGCCGTAGCCTCAAATATGTTTGTAGATGGATTTACTATTGGCGTTACATCAGTGGCAGTGGCCAATAAAGAGGTTATGTCTGCCGCAGTATTTTGATAAAGCACATTGCTTGATAAAATCTTAAACTTGTTTGTAGCCAAGTTAAAATTAAAATTGTCAAGACTAATCTTGTTTGTTCGCAATGTTATATCTACTCCGCTATAAGGGAAACCACCAACAGATCGGATTCCTGTTTGAGACGAATAGAACGCACTAAATGTATTACTCAATGCAACAGCGTTTTGCAATACAGGGCTGAATGTCAGCCCGTCATTCCATTCGTACTCTATATGTATATCCTCTCCATTTGTATTGTTGGTGTTGGCCACTACCTGTACTACCGTCAGCTCTTCCTCTGGAGGACAGTTTACGGAAAGGCTATATGTGGATCCTCGCAGTAGAGGTGTAACAGTAACAGTCGCTGTTTCGGGGCTTGCTGCTGATTTATTAAAGCTAAACGATCCAACACCGTTGACAGGTCCTGAGGTAAATGTAGCGCCATTCCAAAGCACATCTATTCTTACGGGGCCAACAGAAACATTGTAGCCTATGCTAACCTGACCTATAACATTTCCAAGTGTCGCGGTATAAGTAAATGCAGTCGTACTGTTTTGTTGTTCAATAAGCTGTCCACACGGTATCTCGACAGGATCCAGTGGCACCTTAATCTTGTTGCTACTTAGGACATACTCATCCATATACGGATCGTATCCTCCAAGCTTCTGAGTAGTTAGTTGATCATTAAATTGACTTCTGAAATAAGATCGCATCCCCTGATCGGATATCACGTTCAAAGTATCAGTCCCCTGACTCGCTCCTTTAAGATGTAGAACAGCTCCTCTCTTACTATCAGTAAAGAACATTGATGACCCCCAAAAAACAAAGCTCTCAGGGTTAAAACTAATACCGTAATCTTCGGTGCGAGCGATCTGCGTTCCTAATACTTCAGGCACAGAAATAATTGCTCCGCCACCAGTAGAGTCAGATATTACATTCTTGTCTGACAACACGTATGATATCTTATCCTCTTGAAGAACAAGGATATCTGTCTGTCGAGCATATAGCCTCATGATAGGACCAAACCTCACCTCAAGGTCCTTGAAGTTGGCCAGGCCAAGATTGAACTCGTTGAGGTTGTTTATATTGGTCGAGTCACTATATACACCACTATAAGTCATGCCAGCAAATCGATGTGCCTGCTTGAAGTCCTGATTTGATACAGCCAAAACTCTGTTGCCAAGATTAAAACTCTTGCCGTCTATCCTGTCTTGTATTCTAAAGCTTTCGCATCCATTGCCAAACGTATAGCAGTTAGCAAAATCCAAAACTGTTGTAAGTGGGTTGGCCGGTGTCTGATCAATGCTGCCCGATGCAAGAACCTCAGAGTTTGATCCAGGAACAAAGTCTCTTTTTGCTCTGTGGTAATTCAAACCAGTGCCCGGATCAGTGTATATGTCTAATAGATTAGACGCATCAAAGAACAGATTGGGATCAGCTTCAAGTGGCTCAGTCTCAAATAAGAATAAACCATCGGCTCTTGTAATATCAATTTCTAATCTTGTCTTTGGCTTCCCTCCCCCGGCTCCGAAGCATCCAGGGATCGATCCATTGTTACATAAAAATTGCTGAATATTAGGAGCAACACCTGTCTGCCTCACCGCTATTTTAATATCAAAACAAGTTGATGGCAATGTAGATGATGTGTACAATGTAGGATCAAAATGTATGTCAAGGTTATCATTAACGTCCGCATTGGCTGCAATCATCGAGCCCTCTAAATCATCTCCTATAGCCCAGTCATAGAAATTAGAATAATCTATGCTTGCGGTGTATGTTTGATCAAATATTAATTCTACATTGTCGCATCCACCAGTCCCAGGATTGTTGTTCCCACCTCTGTTATTGTGAACCCTTATTCGAATACGCGATCCGGCAGGAATACTAATAGCATCCCCTCCAGGTTCATTCAGGCTAACATCAGTTACTTGAGTGTCTCCACAGCCACTTGTTCTTTTACCCTGATTAGTTTTCATTTCTTGAAGATTCACTAATCCACCTGTTGCAACTGACCATCCCGATGGCTTGAGTTTTATATACAGTCCAGGCAAGCTACCTGTAGTAATCTGACTACTAAAGCAAGCCTGTTTATCAAGAACCTCCGCCTGCTGAAACGTAGTTACAGGTCCACTCGCATCCATTTTTACTGTAAGAAGATCCCCGACAGACACCAACGCCTGGCCATCCCCTTCAAGCTTAAACCAATAGCTGCTCGGATCAGGAACAAAAGATTCAGCCACATTAGTATCTTGATTCTCTCCTTGCTGGTAGAATATGTAACTAAACACGGTGTTATACGCACCCTCACTTGGCTTACACACAAACTTGTAGTGCTTAGCCCAATGTGGCGCTACGCTCTGCAAGTTGACTTTTATTTGGTTTTTGCTTACCGAAGTAGAAGGAGGAAAAAATATTGTATTGGTATCACTAACTTGAACCGTAGAAGCTCTACCATATTCATCCATATATACAATACCCACCTCGTAATCTCTATTGCTATGCAAGCTTAGGGTGTTCGATGTGGTAAGGAAAGATGCGTAGGTTGCGGCTGCATTAAAGGTATAGTAATTATACTGAACACTTATGTCCCCACCGGAACCATTATCATAGTAGTATTGTACAGCAGGTAGCTGAACCTTAAAACCATTCGCGGTAGCTGTTATCTTGACCGGTTGCTGCTGACATATTGAAATGGTTGGCGGAAAAGCGCCGATAGGGTTGGGGCACGTACCATCAATTGCTGAGTTAACAAACTTCATGCTGTTTATGTCTTGGTCAACAGCTGCGTTAAATTTATCTGTTAAAGTACCACCCTGGTCTGTAGTGTTGGTAGGTATTATAGGCTGCATGTTAGCTATAGTACCAAAAGCCTCCTGAAACTCAAGCGAAGATGTAAGTGCGTTTACAGATGTATAGTCTGTAGGACACGTAAAGTTCAGTGTTAAGAAGAATGGAGATGGAGCCAAGTAAGGAGGGGTCTGTATTTTAGACCCACCATTGTTATTCTCAAAAGAGTTGTTGACTGAGAACCTGAAGGTTAGCTGGCTCCCTGCAGGTATAGTAGGGTTGGTAGCTGTCAAAGCGCTAAGATCAAACTCTATCTCACCGTCCGGTAGTGACACGATATTGGCAGGATTCTCGATAGACCAGTTTGCGGTTGCAGTTGTGGGTGTAGGGAAAAACTCTCCACCCACTTCAGCAGTCAACGACTCAAGATCATATCGAATATCAATAATAGATCCGCCGTCTGTTCGTCTTATATCATATTGCTCTACATAGTTGCCATACATCAACCTGTTACCCTGAAGCGTCTGTGCCTTGGCACGAAGAGGGACATTATCATAAAGCCTTAGAAGCTCATCATCTGGTAGCAAAGAATATATCTCGCTGTTGGCAAATCTATGAGTATAGAAACTATTATCAGACCATCCCAGGTCACTCTTGTTAAATCTTTTTATTACATATATAGCGTTTGAGCCACTTTCCTTATATAGCAGCTGAACCTCTTTAACTCTTTTAGAGCCAGTAGAAAAAGTAACATCAGCCGCATTAAAGCGATTGATCATACTATCATTGTTGTAGTTCTGAAAACTAAACCTAAAATCAGAAGGCTGAAACGCAGGATTAGTAAACAATGATATGGCGCTGTATCCACCGTCCACGTATCTATATCGATATGCAAATGAAATAAATCGATACTCCATGTAGTTTTCCTGACCCGCTACATCTATCAGCTCCACATAAGGTGTCCCTAATGGATCAGTCGTGGCCGTAGAATCTTCAAAGCCAGGGATCTTAAGTATAACACTGATGTCCTCTTCTTGTAATGGATCCGTAGGGTCAGTATCTACATTATAGTTTCGCTTTACATTTATATAGCGAGGAGGATTTTTATCATCTGTAAAGTACAGGTACTCATCTATCTTATCTACTCCTGTAATTAAAAATGCAGGGTCAAAGTTTAGCACCGTCTCACTGATCACATGGTACAGTAAAGTGCTGGTACTTGTTTCAAAAGAAAGTATTAAGTCAACCTTCCCAGATGAAGAAGAAGTGTTTGCAGGGTCATGTACAAACCAATATATAGTTTCTCTCATCCCATCCTGGAACGCACCTATACATCGAGCAGAGGCCGAGAGTGGATTACCCAAGTACTCTATGCTTGGTGTAAGCAAGGTGTTCCCCTTTGAATTCTCTACCGCACCTATCTCAGTGGTTTCAGTAGAACCAAGGCGCACGTTAAGTGCGTCCACATATTCTCCAAGTGGAACAAGCCGCTCATCAACAGATTTGTTCATGCGACCCTTGATAAAATTAGTTTGTACTATCATATTACTTTATCCATTTGCCTTGGCCACGCAGATTCATTAGTAGTCTGCCCGGATGCATATTGCTGATTCTTATCTTTGCGTTACGTAATAAAGAGGACTTGTCTTTTTGTGCTCGTCTAACCATATATTCAGGTGCCGCCAATCGATTGTTTAAAAACGCATACTTAATAGCTGCGTAAATATAATCTTCAAAAAGCTTGTTTACGCTGACCTTGGAGTCATCCCCCTTCTCCATACCATCAGACACATACTCCAATACCACTGACTTGCCCGACATCCCTGAGCTAAAGTTAATGACGCCGCCTCTTTTATCGATGCCAAACGTAGGGTTGGAATTTGCAGTTTCGGTGTTGAGGCCATATCGAGCGCCTACTGCATAATCAAAGTACCAGCAATCATCAATGCAATAGCCCAGGGAATTATTGTACGGGCTGTTAGCGTTCAAATAAATAGATTTTGATATTCCATCTATTCTTTCTTGTGTAAGCTGAGATTCAGCTGGTGACAAAACATTACCATCAATATCAAAAAGAATATTGTAGTCATTGTCTTGTAGGTATGCATTACTCCAGTTGGTCTGTATGTTTTCTGTTAATGGGCGTAGACAACCATTCTCATACAGCGATATGCGAACCCAATTTACATAGTCCGGTGGGAATACGTATCTAAGCTGATCGTTAACCTGAAGCTGAAGAATTTTTATCTCCTTCATAGCATCATAGTTCAGCTCCTGTATGGCACGCTTAGCAAAGAACACAACCTGGTATCTATTAATGTTGTTTATCAGTTCATTGTTTCCCTGGTACATCAACATAAAGTTGTTTACGATATCATCCAAAGAAACATATTGATATGATCCCCAGTTGGCGTCCAAAGGCACTACTTGCCCATTCTCGTAATATTGATAATCATTTATATATGACATATGTTAGCTTGTTTCTTGTGTGTCAATGATTTCCTCCTCTTGAGCAAACTTTACTACCTCAGCTTCTCTAATCTCAATACCAACATACTGGCATATCTTCATTATCAATTGAGGCTGATCAGATAGAGGAAGCTCAAAGTCCTGAAAATCGGACTGCGATGAATCAAATAATGGCTCACCGCCAGACAGAGATACGAAAGTCCATTTAGGATCCTTCGGGTATCTGATGTACTGTGAGTGAACATCTCCTGCGTTCAGTATTGTTGATGGGTATACCGTAACAATATTGCCATCCAACACGTAGCAAGGAAACTGTTTTGTTGGTGCAGTTAAGTTTGAGCTTGTAAGGTTAAATATCTTTCTCTGAGTAACACGCTCCACCTCAACAATATTGGCGCTGCTATATATTCGGTAGTTTTCGGCTATAGTAAAAATGTCTGAGCTGAGGCCAAGAGTAGAAGGGCTTGTAACTGATGTGACATATGCCTGCGTAAAGTCAGTTGTGTTAATTACTATTGATCCGATAGGGGGGTTGGGTGATGATGGCGGCTGATCATTAAATGGATTTGATCCATCGATCAGCTGATTTAAAGATGTTTGTGTTGACGTTCCGCTAAACAATAAGCTTGGGTAGTAAAACACCTTGTTTACAAGATAGTAGTCTGAAGGCAGATTGTATGTATTGGCGTTGTTTTGCGTTAAAAACACCTGCTGAGAAAAACTATCTATAACCTCCTCTAATCCCTTTATAATATCTGCATATCCACTGCCAGATGTTCTTTTGTTCTCGCGATTTATCCAGTTGTTGTACTGATAGAAGTAATCCTCAAAAATATCAAGCTGCGCCTGCTTGGCGTATAGGTTGAAATCCTGAGGTGAGATGTATCCGTAATTGTTTTTGTTGGCTATGGCCAACACTGTGTTCCTTACGTCATTTATTAGCATGACTATATCTTTTCACAAAGATACACAAAAAAAAGAGGCCCCCATTTTTTGAGGACCTCTTAAACTAAATAATATAAATTTTTAGTTAATTAAGAAAAGGTAAACGTTTGGCCCCACTGTATACCCTGAGTCCCATCAGACTCGGTGTAAGGCATAACTACTTTACTGTAGCTCCATCTGCTTTGCATAACTTCCTCTGCCGCTTCTTTAAACGCTGTAGAAAAAACATCATAAGCTGATGAAGGAGCATCGCCTAAATCAATAGCAAGCTTTTGATTAGTTGCTCCTCTTTTGTAGTGAATAGTAGTTTGACCATTACTTGCATTACCTCTAATTAAAGTGGCATTATCAACTCGAACAAGTCTATTAGGACCATCCTCACGATCAGATAATACAAAGAAATCATCTCCGTTTACCAGCATTCCTGCTCGCTCTAACTCAAGCTCAGTATCAGAAACAACTTTTGAAATCTTAGTATTAATCTTAGTAGTAGTGTTTACTACCATATCGCCAGCACGTAATGCGCTTAAAAATTTAGCTCCACTAAGCTCACCTTTAAATACATTAGCAGCTGCTACAATAATATAAGCTGTTCCTGAAGCAGATAACCCTCCTGTCCCAGTAGCAGGCAAAGCAGCTCCTGAAAGACTTAAAGCAGTATCGCTGTCTACCGCACTTACTTTAGCAAAAGATCTTATAGGAAATCCTGAAATGCCTGAAGCATTTACAAACACGTAATCACCCACACTGACAGTTGTAAGAAAATTCTGACCACTTTGAGTCAGTTTTCCTGCCACTGCTCCATCGGTTGTTCCACTATCTGCAATAGCTGCTCCTGTTGCAGTAGAGCCGCTAAAGATAGGAACTTGTACACCTACATACTTAGGCATAATTACGCTATTGCTATTGCTGACACGGCTTGAGCTGGGACGTATGCTGCAACGACATTTGTCCAAGATGTTTCAAGCGCTAAAGTCATTGCATTCTGAAGAGAATCTCTCATTTCTAATGCTGAGGCTACAGTGCCATGAGTTAAAGTAGCGGTATTGCCGCTGTTATAAGTAACTATCGAAGTAGTATCGTTTGATCTTGTAATAGCAATTACATCAGATACACTAAGTAGAAAATTTGTTTGACCGGTTACCGGTACAGATAAAAATTTGTCCATTGTAAAAAATTAATGGGTTAAAAAATACAGTACAAAGATAATGATTATTTACTACCGTCCAGAAGCTTCGTCAGACCCTTGTAAACCTCTACACCATCATCACTCTTCAAGAAGGATGATACTACGTGGAAAGGATCTTCTCCGAAAGGCACAGTAAGCATTTTCTTTTTGTTGCCAGGGATATTGTAGTACACATCCTTATTCTTGTTGCGCATCGTTAGAAGGCGCTCCTCAAAGAACTGTCTTACCTCGTCCTGGAACCCGAGCTCCGGATCATTGATGACCTCCATAAAGGTTTCAGGCTCTCTCTGAGCAAAGATTAATATATCTCTTTTAAGCTCAGCCGTGGACATCTTAGTCGCGGCAGCCCCAATAAGGATTCGAGAGACAGCAATAAGCCTGTCCATTGAAAGCTCTTTAGCTGCAATCTGTGCGTTAAGCCTTGACTCCATTTCAGAGTATTCAGCCGAAGCATCTTTTTCTTTATTTACCTCTTCAAACACATAACCTCTTGAAGGGTGGTAATAAAGAAACTCTTGAAGAACTTGATTGTTTTTAGCAACATACAACATACCGTCTTCAAATATAATTGGCTCAAGAATAGCATTACCATCCTGCTCATCCACAAAAGGAGACTTTTGGTTTCGAGCGTAGCGTAGTTGTTTGTTTTCACCCGTCTCTTCATCAAAGTGTAATAAAGGTGATCTGCGGGTGTGATGAGAAGCCAGCATATATGTTAAAGGCGCTGCATCTCTTTTTAGTCGGTACACTTTATCAGTGTATACTTTTTTTGTTTTCATTAGATTAAAATTAAAATTTTTAAAAAAGGGGAGGGTTACCCCTCCCCATAATTAATGGTTACGCATCTTGGAATAAGAAGAAGTTGTTTGCACCTAAAGTACATACAGATCTCTCAGTCAAGAAGTGAACCTCCATCGCGTCTAAAGAAGAAGTTCTTGCTCCACCAGCAGAACCAGTGATCCAAGTTTTATATCTTCTATCTTCAGTTTCGGAAGCGCGATATCTTACGTGTAAGAATGGACGCTTGGCGTTCTTACCTAAGATTTGATCGTATACAGTTGTAGAACCTGCAGGGACTAAAAGTCCGTTGATAGCTCCACCTGTAAGACCACCTCTCATAGTAGGATCGTTCAAGTATTTCCAATCAGTCTTGTAGAAGTCATAACCTCTGCGGAATCCTGAGAATCCAAGGTTTAATGCCATCTCTTCGTCATTGTCGAATAGACCATAAGAAGTACCACCAACTCCATAAGAGTTTTGAGCAGCCAACATATCGTCCATGTCAAATCCAAATTGACGATTCAAGAAGATAACGTTTTCTTCGATAGAACCTTGCTTGTCAAGTCTTTGAATTACTGCATCAAAGTCTGATAAAGCAGTTGGGTTACCACCACCATAGACATTACCTCGCTGACCGACAACATAAAATACTCCTTCGCTACCACCCTGCTGGTCAGTACCTGTACCATCTCCGAAGAAAACAGCAGCCCCTGAGTTAGTTTCAGCAGGAACAGCTTCTACAAGAGCAGTTTCCATGTAATCCTCAAAGCGTAAACGAGTATCGTGCTCAGACTTTAGGTACCATAGGTATCCGTTAGCTCCGTCCTCAGATGTGATTTCAATCCATCCGATTTGAGCCATGTCAGATCCAGATACAGCGTACTTGTCCTTGATGATGATAGGCTTATTGTCAAAAATGAAGTCATCAGACTCTAAAGAGTTCTCCATTCCTGCAGACCCTTTCTTAAATTCAGATCCGTAAATCCAAACCGTACAAGCCACACCCGCAAGCACAGCTTGACCAGAAGCCTCATAGTAAGAAACAGTGAATGTTCCTAACGCATAGTCTACTGCTGTTACAACAGCTTTGTTGCTTAAGTTTGATCCAGCTGTGTTGTCAGAGATCATTACAGTTTGACCTACACGGATAGCAATTCCACCTCCTGACGCAGTAGTAGTACCACCTGGGATAGTTGGAGTCAAGTTATCATTAACCGTCCATACTGCGCCACTATCTGTTCCAGCTCCCGCTGCAGAGGTACAGTTAACATACTTAATGTGTAGTCTACCTTGCTCTGCCCATTTGATCATGTCAGAGTTAGTAGGCATTTCGGCACCCACCATTCGTAGGAAAGATGAGATTGATCTATTACCATATCTCTCAAACTCTTTTTCATAAGTATCAGGTAGATACTGATTCAAAAAGTCGAAATTGGTAATGTAGTTTGATTCCAGGGCTACCCGTTCTGCCGAAGGTATTAGGTTAAACCCTGGAGTTGCATTTACTGCCATAGTTTCTATTTTTTAAAATTTTATAATCGTTTTGCACTTTTAATGCGAAGTCCTCTTCCACTGCTCGTGTCACCCACAGGACGAATACTTAATCCGTTTTTGTTGAGCGACTGAGGTGCCTTGCGAACCATATCAATGTTTTTAGATTTCTTAGTAACATTATCAATGGCCTCTGCCTTGCCTTGCTCATAAAAAAACTGCGCGAACTTTTCGGGGTTCATTGCAATAGATATTGCTCTATGATACCCGGCTGCATCCTTCATCATGCCAGTCTCTGAATCCATAAATCCATTAATGAAATTACTGATGTCAGACTGTTTATTCCGAAGCTCAGCAGCATCGCCCGGCTTATAAGTATAACTACGATCATTCACAGATACCTCAAAACCTTTGAAGTCCTGCCCAAACACATCCTGTGTTTTTTGAATGAACCAGTCGTACCGCTTTTTATTCGCCTCCTCCTGAGTTTTGGATTCCTCCATAAAACTTCTATAACGATCAAATTCCTCCTGTTGCTCCGCAGAACGAGCATCCCCACTTGACTCAAGAGGGATCCTGTATTGTTCTTGTTGCTCCTTTAAGAACTTTTTCGCTTTAGTAAGCTCTCGTTTTTTTGCCAACTTCCGCTTCTTAATATCTTTCTCATCGTCAAAGTCTTCATCGAATCCAAACTTGTCCTCCATAAGGTCACGAATATCATCGTTATCCAACCCATCCTCTGTCGAAGCATAATAGCTCGTTAACAAAATATCTTCATCAAGGTCATCGTAGTTCTTCTGTAGTTTTACAAAATCTTCGATTCCCCTGCCAGTTTCCTTTTTATATTTAAAGAACGCTGATACATCTTCTGGCAAGTCCTCGTTCATCTCTCTCTGAGCAAACAAATCATCCACCGAACTGATGTCTTTATCGTACCGACTCTTGATATAATCAAGAACATCGGTATCTTCTATTTCTTTTTTATCCTGCTGAATCTCTTCAGTAGGCTCCACCTTAGCAACTTCCTCCTGTACAACATCACCCTGTTCGGCTGCGTGCTTGTCCAAGAGCTGCTGCTCTATCTCCTGAGTAGATTTCTCCTCTACTCCCTCCACCACTTTTACTGTGAATTTCTGATTTTCCATTTAATTAAAATTTATGCAAAGTTATATAATATTTTTTCTATCTATCGAGGCTCAAATTCTGCGAAATCAAAACCGTCAAGACTATCTTCATGAGATTCAAAATCAAAGGCAGGTAAATTGCGTTTACGCTGTTCAATCATTTTAGACTGCTGCGTGTTTGCCATGCTTATTCTATTTTTCTTACCCTCTTCGCGCATCGCCTCACGCTCGTCCATTTGCGCTTGCTGCATTCCATGAAGTTGCATGTTGTATTGGAACTCAAGTCCCATCAGCTTCTGTTTTAATGCAGCTTCATTTTGTTTTTTCTTGACATCAAAACTTGCTTCTGCTTGAACCACTTGGATTTTAGATTGAGTTTCCATTTCAATCTTCTTCATTGCTGTAGCCGCAGCCATCTGCTGAGATTGCATTTGAATTTGAGCGGTCATCTGTTGCTTCTGCATTTCTTGTTGCTGTTTCTTCTCCATCTGCTGCTTTCTCTTTACCTTAAGCAACTGATTGGCAACCTTAATGTTTTTTATCTCTCTAATATCAATAGCATCCTCAAGACTAATGTCCTGCTTAGATAATGCCATCTGTATGTTTTGCTCAAGCATTGCTTTCTGCTCCTCGTCAGGTGACATCTCTATAAATATGCCAAAGTCGTGTAAGTAAAGATTTCTTATATCCTCCAACATTTTTAAGTTATACTTGCCAATCTGCATAGCAAACTCATCTCTAAAGTCCGCGTACTCTAATACGTCAGCACATCTTAGAGCAAGAGCTTCAGCCAATGTTTTTGTTATAAATAAACTTCCTTGAAGGATATGTCTTGTGGCTGTGTTGGAGTTTAATGCCGCAAGCTTTTGTACGCCAACTAATGAATTAGGATCAGGAGTTGATCCATCTCTTGCTTCGTTTAGACCGGTAACTGCTCTAATCATATTAAGATAATGATTATAGTTGTTTATTAGCATAGTCATCTTAGAAGCGCCACTATTGGATGTTAACTGACTAATAGGAACTCTGGCGTTGTTAAACTCACCATCTTGAGTATAACTCCGACCAACTACACTACCTGTCTGGAAATAAAGTCTTAGTGCATCTTCTGGGTTGTAAGCATTCCCTGTTCCCAAGTCAACCTCGTTTAATCCATCAGCGTCTATAAATACACCGTCAGGCACAACACGCGAAACTACCTGCTGTAACTTCAAATGTGTAATCTGTATAAGATCCGCAAAAGGAATCATTCGTCTTACTAAAGACTCAACAACTCCTTTATACATTCTTGGTGCACAAGCTATATAATTAGGAAGTGCATATTGATTGGCTGAATTAGGACGAACCATGTTCTTCATCATATCCCACTTGAGTATAATGTTGGTCCCCATGACCATGACGCCCTCATACCATACATCAATTCTTTTCTCTACTCTTTCAAAGTTACCCTCCTCCATCATCTCTTCTGGCGGATTAAACTGATCGTCTTTTTCTACAGTTTTAAATGCGCCGTCACTTAGCTTTTTCTTTTTGTAGACAAAGCTGTTAGTGGTCTTGTAATTGAAATATAGAAGTGTACAGGTATCCCTGGCAAACATGCTATTTTCATACATAGCAGCCACGTTATAGTAATCATACCAGGACTGACTGTACTGAGAAATCTCTTCAAGATCTGCTGTAGTAAGATCAGGGTTTATTTTTAATACTTCTGATATTGGAATTGTTTTCAACTCTCCCCAGTAAAAGCAATCTCTAAAATATGGATCTTCGGTGTAGCTATACACCACATGCGCAGGATCAACATATTCAACACGAACTCCATCACCATCTTGAAAGGTATGCTTACACATTCCTAATCCTAATGTTGTAATATCATAGTCAACTCTTTTTCTGATATCGGAATAATGATTTTCATCCAAAAGAGTATTTATCGCTACTTCACTTGCTACCTCTATAGCAGGTTTGTAGTTCATTTGCATATAAAGTTCAAGTTCCGTATCAGTCTCTGGAAGCTCTTCAGGATCTACCTCAAAAAGATCAACTCCAAACTCTTCTTGTATTTTATCAAACAAAGGTCGAGATATCATATTTCTCTCAACTTTAGTTTGAAACTCATTTCTCTTTTCTGCCGACAATGCATCCTGTGCATAGCACTTTACGTCAAACAACCTGTCTGACATACCATTAACTACAATATCAACAAACTTAGGTATAATAGGAACCGGTGTCCAGTCCAGATTCAAGTAGCTCAGATCACCGTCAATAGCAAGTTCATTCTTATACTTGCCCACTGACTGCTCGCCTCGAGCATATAGCCGAAGTCTGTGAAACTCTCTAAACTGATTATAAAATCTACAGGACAACCCGTCCCGTCTGAACCATTCATACTGAATAGCTTGTCCTACCTGCAAGCCGAACTCCTTTTTCTTTTTGTCTGCATCCGAGACAAATTGATCAGGGAAGGCCGCAGACTTAATGTCGATCTGGATTCCTTTCATTTAATAAGTTGGCTTACTGAACTACTATTATTATACCTTGCAAAATTAATACTTATTTTTGATTTCTGTTGAGTGGGTGTGTAGAGGTGCTTTTGGTTGGCCATTATGGCCAATCCTGAGCTAATAGCCGCATCATACTTCGTCCGGTTGTTAATATCAAACTTAGCCCAGTCCTCCAGTGTTTTAGTAAAGTACATCGTGCCCATATCGTCTGAATCCCTAAAAGATCCCGACATATCAATGCCTATATGCTTTTCAATATAAGACTCTATAGCTGCCGCGTGAGACTGCTTCACATCCTCCGATGAGTTGGGTATGCCTCCAAGCTCCCTTTCTGTCTTAGATAGCTTGTTGTACGATTTATCCGGGCGGTTCATTGAAAAGCCTCGATATCCTCTATTCTTCAAATGATATAGCAAGCGAGGCTTGTTGTTCTCTGCAAGTATGGGCATGCCATAGAATACACAAGCCATAAGAACCTCCTCAAAGAATATCTCTGCCGTCTGTGGTCGTGCAATGTATTCAAGAAAAAACTCATTACTTGGTGCGTCATCCATATTAAACTTAGTCAGTCCATGCAGTGCACCATTAGACCCCTTGCCAACTACCACCCCTGAGATGTCATAAGAGTCACATCCAAAGCATCCCAGGTGCTCATTGCCAGGATACCTAACGCCGTTGCGAATATCCACTCTGTTTTGCAAATGTAGCGGGGGCGTCCAGCTTACCAGGAATCGACCGCTTTTATTCGGGCTCCATATAACCTTTGTATCTTTTACTCCGTTCTGCCATGAGAAAGAACCTCTGGTTAGATGATGTGCTGTAATTAATGAGTCATTGTAGTCAATCTGCTGATAGATCTTTGTAAGGTTAAATATGGACTGCTTACTCTCATCTCTAAATGCATGCGACTCACTGCGAGGAAACTGCCGGTAAAACTCATTAAGAGCATCGGGATCAGCACCAAGTGAATCTACTTCGTTATCCCAGTAGCTTATCGCTCCCTGATATATATCTTCACCATCTACACCAACAACAGGATTGTCAGGGGTATAGAATACCGGCATGCCATATCTATCGATGTACCCCTCGAAGTTCCATTCCATTGGTATAAACAATGAATACAGACCACTCTTGGTCTGGCCGTTAGCGTTCCTGTTTCTTGGATCGGAATCCATATACAGCTTTTTGAAGTTATTACCTCCCTTGTCAAGCGCATTGGAAGTAGACCCCATCATACATTTACCAATAATCTTACTACCCAAACGTAAGCAGGTTTTAGTTACGCGCCAGTTGTTTAGAATGTTCTCAGGCTTCTCCCACTTACCACTCTCATCATGTAAAAGCAACTTCAGCTTTTCACCATCATAACTGTTGTCAGATGTGTTCTTCCAGTCAATAGTGGTGTCAAGACCCTCCAGCCTTTCTTCATCTATGTCGTACATGTTCTTCTTGGTGATCTTGGATGCTGGTACTCGGTAAGCTAACTCTGTCTTTGGCTTATCCATACCATCCTGAATAGGTTTGAAGAAGAATGGATAGTTATTAGATATAGGAACCACCTTATCAGTAAACATCTTCTTAGCGTCAGATCCCGTTTTAGATAGTATACCAACACGAGCATCTTTGGTTATCGTAGCTTGGTTTACTCCTTCACACGAACTCATAAACGAAAATCCAGAACGCCTGATCTTTAGGTAACACATTCCAAAGCTGCGTGGATCTGCCTTGCATGCCTCCCAGTATATATAAAATATTCTATTAGCCTCTCGGAAGTCAGGATGGCCAACGTCTATCTTGGTCCACTGTAAATACATATAGTGCGTGCCGGTAATGTAAGTTGGCGTACCATTGTTGTAGAACCAGAAGCCTTCCTCTCTGCGATCAAACTCCTGTTCTATATAGTCAACCCATTGGTTCTTGAACTGATCAGGCGCGTCATGCCACTGAAATATAGAGGATATGCGACTCAGCTCTCTTGGGTATTCAAACGCCTCCCAATACTGGTCAGCTTTAGTATCGCTACGCTTATAACTGTTCTTTGGTTTGGCAGGCAGTGCTACTTTTACGCCATTGATATCATACACCTCGCCTACGGTGCCGTTCTTGGATATCACTATAACATCATGTTTTTTATTGTACCCATACTGCCATGTGTGTGCCTTGTTTTTGTTTGACAGCACACTCTTGGGTATGTAGTCTTTGACTACTCTGTAGATGCTATTTTGACCTTGATTCTGCAAATCCTTTTGGTGTGTTACTTTTCTTTTCTAATGTATTGCCATTTAGCATGGCGCTTTCGTTTTCTATTCGTGTTAAGATCTCAAACGCATCAAAGATAGCAAGCTTCTTTGTGGCAGCTGCATTTTTAAGCCGGTCGGCAGCAAGCTCATCATCCTTGTCATACTTAATGATATCCTCCTTGGCAACCTTTATAAGTTGCTTAACAGCCTTGTACCCGGCCTCAATAATGCTTTTCTTAATTTCTGAAGTGTCTGTTATATTCATCTTGCCACTTTATATCTTTTGTCTTTTCATATTCTTTATAAATGGCAATAGCCTTTGGGCACCTATCCCACCTGTACTTGCCCTTTATCTTTTTTAGCTTACACCCACATTCTAACCAAGCCTCTATCTTCTCCACCTATAGCTTTAGTTTAATATTGGATGTAAACATGCGATATAGCTTTTCACCATCCACCTGAAACGCATATTCACTATCAGGTTCAAACGAAATAGTATCACCCTCTTTTAGTCCTTTGCTTTCCAGCTCCTTATTAATATACTTAATTATTCCGACTAATGGCTCCTCACCAGCTTTGAAGATAAAAGACTCCTTAGCGTCCACCGGTTTTATAAAGCAATACTTGCCGTGAGCCTTCCACTCGCCATCTTTCTTATACAAGAAGAACTGCTCGTGATCTATAAAGAAAAGGTCATCCTTGAAAAAGCTACGTCCGCTTTTCTCCCTTCCTTTCATGTCGTAGAAGAACTTAAATACATTATGGTGCACAAGGAGGGTGTCCCCAATACTAATAGGCCCATCATAATTGATAGGTGTCTCTACTACAGTTGCAAATCTGTTTGATGCCTTATGATCTTCCTGAGATACGCTTGTGACGAAATCCATTCCGCCAATGTTTTTAATGTTGTCGTATCTACGGTTATTGTAAGGCCTTACAATAAAATCCGTTGGTGACTTCATTAAAAATTAATATTAAACTCTAAAGATATTGGTAATGTCTTGCGGAACTCCTTCCACATAAAAACTTCTTCATCCTTCTGAATCCATATTTTATAGGACTCATCATCAGCTTGAATAAGATGTATACTGTGCGAACCACCCAGGACGTCCTGTCCTACAAGGTAGTGCATGGCCCCGGACTTGTAGTCCGAGCCGATTGATATTTTACGAATATCCATTTCATTATGATTGACTAAATTTAATATTGATTCGACCTTGATACTTAGGTGAAGCTACGGAAGCAGCCACTGTTTGTCTGACCGTAAAAAACAATCCATACCCGGCATCTAAAGTGGTGTTGGCTCCCGTAAGAGTAGCAGATGAAGATGCCAGCGTATTTATTGCTGAAGGGATTAATACTGACTGAGCTACCAATACAGCCGCCGAATTAACATTTTCTTGAACCTTCCATAGCGAAAGTTCGAATGTAATAGCAGAATCAGTGATTACAGAAAAATCTACTGAACATACTGTTGGCACATCAATAGAAGATGCGCATGATCCCGCTTGACCATTTGCAAATATAATTCCTGCAAAATAATCTATATCGCTGTAACTGCCCGCTGTTGGAGAGGTGGTCGAAAGATTGTTGGTTGAAGATGTTGCTTTAGAGCTGAAATCAGTTCCATCAATCCCCAAAAAGCTAAAGTAAACGTTTTGGTTCATTGTGACACCATCATTGCAAAAGGTATATGTCTGAGCAAACCCTCCTCCGTTGCCGGCCCATGTTCCATCTCCCTGAAGGAATGTCCCTGCTGTACCTCCTGCCGGTACATGGCCAACATTTGATCCTCCAGCATAAGCATTTGACGTTACCTGTACAGCTCCTGATGTAGGGCTGATGGTAAGAGGCGTGCCCGAAGAAGTGGCTGGTGTTTGAGCAGTTACTGAGCTAACACCTGCAGTCGATGCCCATGCAACTCCTGATCCTGTACTTGTTAGAACCTGCCCCGCTGTTCCTACTGATGCTCCATCATATAGTGTGCCCGTAAGAGCGATACCCGCTGTGCCAGCTGCTGTTCCTGTTGCAGAAAAAGTATTATTACCACTCCATACGTTGGTTCCAGCAGATGTAATATTTGCTGTTGCGTCAAATGTAGTGGCACTGGCGCCTACGAAACTAATGCCTACCGCAGTGGCTGTATTCCCGGCAGTAAGGACCTGCTGAAGGGTTGGTGTGGACGCTGTTGGTAGCGTTCCCCACTCAACACCAGTTCCGGCTGCATTGATGGTTAATATTTGACCTGCACTACCTGTGGCTCCAGAGTAATCACTAAGAGTAGTTGTTGCCCCAAAATTTAAGGTAGTACCTAAGTTAATTGCATCTGCTGTGGTAAGCGTTGATCCCACAGCAAGTGTCATATCACTTCCTCCACTTAGTGCAAGAACTTTAGCCGCCCCACTCATATTAATGCTACCTGTGGTATTAATATCAAGAGTAGTACTGTTTCCTGCAGTTAGAACCTGCTCAAGTGTGCCAATGCTTACCGAAGGTGATGCTATCCATTGTAGGCCGGATCCGGTAGATGAAAGTATCTGTCCAGCCGTACCCACGCCATTAGACGCAGTTAAGGTTGTTGGTGTAATAGTTCCTACTACAGTGATGTTACCCGTAAGAGATAAATTTTGTGTGGCACTATTGCCAGTATCTAATACAGATTGAAGTCCCTGAGCAACACCCCCTGCTCCAGATACGGAGCTGACAAGAAACGTTACCGTTTTATTATTATCACTAACATCAGTTCCAATGAGAAGGTCTTCCGATGCGGGGGTTACCGTAGGGTATACTGTAGTATTTTCTATTTTAGCCATTGTCTTCTTTCTGCTTTACTTCACCTGTCTCCAGGTTGATTACTGCGTTTTCTCCATACTTTTCCATCAAGCCTTTCTCAAGATCTTGAAAGCTTTTTCTAATAGCTTCAGTCTTCAGGCACAAAGCATGTTCCTGTAGAGCAATGTCTCCAAGCTGGCTTTTAATCTTATTAAATTCAGCGTGTAGACCCTGAAGCTCCTGTAATTCGTTTTCTGCGATTTTAGTCATAATGTTAAATTAGATTTTAATAATGCAAATATACTAAAAGTTGTCCAAGGCTTTTTACTTGCCCTGGCCCCTATACTTCTTTACGTAATTTTTGCTTGTCTTAATAGAGCTCGTTTTTGATTTAGCGTGAACTCCAGGACGCCTTTTCTTTCCTTTGTGCTCGTAAAACGATTCTATTTTACGTGGCATTTACTTGCGTACCTTTTCTATTGATCGACCCCCGAAGTAGGCGCCAATAACTGTAATAAGAACTATCTGCAACAAGTCGGTCCACTTCTCTTCAACGTGGAAGTTAAGGCCAGCAGCATCAATAAATATCAATAGAACTGTGCTAAGAACTAAAAATATAAGAACCAATGGTCTAACATTTTTGCTTAGCCAGGAATCGCTAACCATGTCGGCCTTCCATCGTTTAGTAACGTTAAGCTGCATATCAGCCTCTGCTTCGATGAAAAGCTTTTTGAGATCCATCTCAAACTCCTGCTTCTCTTCTTTGGTAAGAACAAATCGATCAACTAAGTTTCCTATACCGTCTCCGATCTTCTTACCATTTTTTGATCCAAATATTTTTGATAAAAATGGGCCCATGATGTTTTACTTTGAGGATGCTTTGAATTTATATATCGTAAATCCTATAGCTAATATTAAAGAAATCATCTGCAAGATCTCATTACAGTCTGTCAGCGTTAACCCCAGTGCTCCTCCATTCGCCGTAACAACCTGTACAGAGTCTCTTATTGATTCATTCATTTTACGAAAATATAAAATTTATTTTACAAATTTCTCAATCCACTATACTCATCATCCAACATGTACCCCGCATCAATAGCCTCCTGCTCTGTAAGCGGTGTTATGCCATCCAATATATCACCTGTATCAAATGTTTGCTCATCATCCTCCCATGCAAGAACATAGGTTGGATTACCTGAGTTAGGGAACCAATCAAAAGCATATAATGTTACACGCTCATCTCTTGGAGGAGCATTTAGGTCATAAATATCTTCACTTGCTGTAATAACAGCTGCTTTGTCAGAGAATGGATAATATAGATGCATTATTAATAAATTGAATAGTACGTGTTAATGTCCGTCTCTATGTTTGAGAAGTCAGACGTTTTATCTGCCGTGTAGATTAGTATTTCTTGCATATTGCCCTCAAAGTTACTTGTTGCATTAACACCAAACACCTCATTAATTGAATAAGAATTTCCGCTTGTGTTTCCTGTCGCTACTTGTGAACCGTTTGCTCTTATCTCAGAACTCGCACCATTAGCCAAGCCAACAGCAACCATGTGTGCTTGTGATATGCCTGATGCATTAATTGAAGAGCCACC